GATTGTTCCAATATTTACAGTTCCACTAACTGATACTGTGTTTCCTATAGAAACTTGATTTAATACATTAACATCTACAGTTGAACCAGCACTGATGGAAACTTCATTTGTTGGATTGAGAACATTAACATCTACAGTTGAACCAGAACCAATATTAACTGTTCCATCTATTGTGAATGGATTTGATGCTGTATATTCATCTTCATTCTCATCATATAGATGTGTATGAGTTGGAATTGGATTTCCTTCATCATTACTGATTTCAATTGTTCCTGGTATAACAACTTCACCACTAATAGTAATGCTGGAAGAACCAAGAGATACTGGAAATGGGTTTTCTGCCGATACTTGTTCACCATCACTGGTTGCTACATTAAAAACCTCAAAGAGACTTCTTTCTTGATTTAGAAAGTCTTGTGTAGTCTTATTCCACTGTGCCATTAATCACTCCACGATAATCTTTCTGGTTGATATCTTTGTGAGTTTTTGATTCTTGAGTTATTTACCTGACTAGGATAAATGTTATGAACGATTGCACCTGGATACTCACCTTGAATTTGTTCTGCAAGTTCATTCTTAGAAAGCATCTTGCCTTCGACTTCAAGACGATACAATTTACCTTCCCAAACAACATCTGCAAAAAATGATTCAGTTGCTTGCTCTGGTTGAGAAGACCCTACATTTAAGGTCCCATTGAAGTCACCGTTGATAGTGATACTTTCTGAAAGAAATTGCTTAAAACTTTTCATTTTTCTTACTATTTAACTACCATTTAGTAACGTTAGACCAGTAAGCCGCACTCATCTTACCTTTTGCAATGTTCTTTGCATGTCTGGTTTTAAATCTATGACGACGACTTGCATATGCCTTAGATTCACCTTCTTTTTTTGGAGAACCTTTTACACCTCTTTGACCAAAACGAATAATTTTTTCTTTTCCACTTTCACAAGCCTTTACAACGTGAGACTTACCAGTTTTGGAGTCTCCCACTGCTTGTGCTTTTGGTTCATTACACTTCATTTTATCTTTATCAATTTTTGATTCTTCAAGTTCAGTTCTCCAATCAGAAAATTCTTCAAATCTTACTTTTGGTCTTATTTTTTTCTTACCATCTGGTGAAGGAATGAATATTCCCATATTTTTTTCTTTAGGATCTTTGGTATCTACAATTCCATCTACATTAGCATCAATTCTCATTGCTGCTTTTTGTGCAATTGTTTTAATATCTCCAGAAGGAATTTCTACTTTTTCTTTTACACAACGATTATAAGTTTTTCCAAATAATGTCTGAGTTCCTTTTTTCTTATAACCTTTCCAACACTTCTTTCCTGTTTCATTAAGTTGTTCTCCTTCAAGTTCTACATGATTTCTTTGTATTAGAGGTAAAGATATCTCTGCTTTACGTGCAGCAGCACGCCTCTCCCCCTCAGTAGATCCTTGTTGTGCTAGTCTATCGATTTTTTTCTTTTTTTCTGCTCTTCTAACATCAGAAGATGTATGCTTAATTTCAAATGATGCTTCAGCAAGCAAAGATTCTGCTTCAATAACATCAATAAACTCATACTCAGTTGCTCTAAAATCGTCTCTCCAGTTAGAAAACTCATAAGACTCTGATTTATTCCCCCAGTTACTTGCACCTACCTTACGACACCTTACAAGTGCTCCAGAGGCATATGCAGAGGGCCATATATCATATCTTGACTTTACCTTATGGTAACAAGCATCTTTTTTTCCACTCCCTTTTCCTTTTATATCCTTCTGTTCACTCATAGATCCATGGACATTATGTTCACCACTATCAACGTAATCTGCGGCGGAGTCAATATAATCTGCAGCTTTTGTGATTTTTGACTGAACCCAAGCTTCTACGTTACCTTCACCTTTCATCTTTTTTTTAAGACGATCAACTGCTTTTCTAATTGTCTGAAGTTCTGAACGAATCATAGAATGTTCGTGATCTGGGTATTTTTTTGCTTCGTTCATTGGTTTGTCTGTTGAAACGTAAGTTGGTTTTGCAGCATTTCTTTTTTTCTGTTGATTTTTATCTTTTCTTTTTTTTCTTCTTGCTGCAGACTTTCTTTCTTTTGAAGTCATACTTGCTCTTTTTTCGGAAGAAACACATTTTGGAACTCCCTCTCCAGGTTCATCACTTGCACAAGTTCCTCCAGTAAGAACATTGACCCATCCAGGATCACCTTTCTTAGATTTAGAACCTTTAAACCAATGGTGTAAAGATCCACCTCTTTCCTCATTCATTTTTTTCTTGCGACCCTGACAATGAGCTCTTTGAGAAAATCCTTTTGGATTGTCGCAATCAATAGATTTTTTATATTTGTCCGACCAACCCATTAGAATAGTAAAATTACTCTTTATTATTTAGAAAACCTTGTTTGAGTAATTTAGACAATTCTGAAGTAGATCCAACAAAAACCGCATTGTTAGTTACATTATTAGTTGTTTTTTTATTATCCTCATCAACATCTTTAAGTTTTTTTTGCAAATCAATCAACTTATCTGTTGTATCAGCAACACTTTTTATAAGTTGACCAGCAACCTCATATGCTCTGGGGCTTCCACCCTCACCAGCAAGTTCCATAATTCCATTTATTGCTTCCTGACCTTTTTCAATTAATGAATATAAATTGGCACGAGTATACTCATAATCTTTTTGTATATCATCTACTTCAGATTTAATGATATTTACTTTTTCAGATTCATCCACACTTACAATATCACTACTTACATTTAGGGCTTGATCTATAGAATCATAATTATTCTTCATAATTATTAAATATCAGTTTGTCTTGTTGGACTATAATCTTTAGAATCTGATAAATAAGACCATTCTTCACTAAATCCAAAATCATCATCTGGATTTGCATTTATTGGATCTGGTACAACAGTGTACCTCATTTCTCGTTTTGCAGTTTGTACATCTGTGCTACTATATGTATCAACTTGAACTTTGCGGATAAGTCCATCACTAGTATCACTAATAGGACCAAACATATAGGTCTTTGCAGTAAATCTCAGGGTGTATATTAATGCTCTTCTAGTTTGAAAAGATCCTTCATAATCATCTTGAAAATCAATACTATCTAGAATAATGGGAATATCTCTTTTTTCTCCTATAGAATCAATTAAATCTATTGTCAAATTAAAAGATGGTTGAAAAAATGGTAAAATCTGTTCAATAATTTGAAGTGCATCATCATTCAACTTACTGAATATATTCAACTCAAATCCAATGTTATAAGGAACTGGCATAAAAACTTTTTTTAAATTATTTCCATCTGAAGCTTTAAATGTTTGAGTTACACCAGATTTTCTTGTTGGATCATATTGGATTGAAATCATTTCAAATGACATTCTAGGCAACGTAATTGCAATAGATTTCGTTAATTGTTCTTGCTCTTGTATCTTTGCCAAAAACTTTTGCATTGGGCCGTATGAAATCCCAACCTTTGTTTCATCTAAAATATCTCCGGAGGGATTTTTAGTATGTCTTATGTAAATATTATTGAATAAAGTTCCAAAAGAAACAATTGTTTTTCTTAATATTTCGTGATAAAAATAAGTACCTAACATTAATATTCTCCAAATGGATTAGATTCTGTAAAATCTAAAATTTCGTCTGCTTCTAGTTCAATTTCCGTATTGACATCATATGGATTATCATAACTGTCTAAATCGTGCGTTTTAACCACATATCTTGCACTCGATATGGTTCCAACCACAATTTCACCAGTATTAAACTTACCAGTATTTAGTGATAATCTAAGGTAGATTGGTGGATCTATAGTGCTAACATCAAAATCTCTTCTAAAGTCTCTTACTCTAGCCGTTACTCCAGATGTTTGGCCTACGACTTCTTCATTATAAACAAATGTTCCAACACCAATGGTAGAAAATCCTATAAATGATACTGATGGATTTTCAGTATATCCAATTCCAGAATTTATAATTCTAACATAATTAATTTTTCCTGTTGAATCAATTCCAGATACTGCCGTTGCTGTAATTCCAATTCCAGGACCATCAACAATAACTGATGGATTAGTTGCATATCCACTACCAGGACTTAAAATATCTATAGATCTCAAACTAAATTGAGTTCCTCCAATTGAGCAAGTAGCAGCTGCTCCAGATCCACCACCTCCAGAGAATGTAATTGTTGGTGGAGTTATATATCCAGATCCTGCATCTACAATTTCAATTTGATCAATTGATTGAACATTTCCAATGGATTTTATTTTAGCAACGGCCCTAGCTGTATTTCCAGAAGGTGATGGTGAAAATGTAATAATTGGAGTTGAAGTATATCCATTTCCATCATTATTTAAAAATATTTCCGTGACTGCTCCCGATGAAATTCCCGTTCTTACTACAGCAGTTTCAGCAATTCCAGCAAGCACTAAAGTGCTTATATATCCCTCATCCTCTACAGTATTATCTACTTCATCAATTGAAGTATCAATAAGTTCATTTTCATATTCATAAAGTTCACAACTAAGTTCGTAAATAAAATTAGTACCTAGTTGATAAAATGGTTTTTCAGATTCTACTCTCTTAATTTCAAAAAGTCTTTCTCCAAGTGGAAAATAAATTAAATCTCCCTCTTTTGGTCTTGTAATTAAATCCCCAAAATCATATTCTAAAATTCTACCTTCTCTAATTCCTGCAGATATTCCTTCCAAAAATGGAGCAATAAATTCTTCATATC